TTAATCTTAAGAATAAGAATAAAAGTAGGGAAAAATTGATTAATGTTGTTTAAATCCCATAGATAAAAGTACTTGTTGTACTGATATTGTGGGATTTTAAAAGATTATAAAAAAAGAGACTTAAATGTCTCTTTTCAAGGGGGTTATAGCCTTTTTAAGATGTTAAAAAGGCTCTCTTTGCTGACGTAGTCAGTATCTTCGTAAGACCTTATTTCGATAAAGTCTAACAGATTGTCATCTATTTTGCTGATTATCTTTAACAGCAATACGTCTTTGTCAGACAAATTGCTGTCACTTGTCAGATATTCTGACAGGCTTATGCCATTAGCATTTAAGCTAATGGCATTAATTTTTTTTATGATTTCTTTTTTTTTAAGTGCCATTTCGATTTTTTTTAGTTTAACAATATACTGGGGTATTTCTCCCGCAAATACAAGTAGGGGTTGATGTGGTGGGCATCACCCACTCATCTACACCTACACTTACATTTACATTTACATCTATACTTACATCTACATTTGCATCATTATCCATACACTTACTTAAAACTTACTTAATAAATATTTAATAGACTTTTTCTAAAACTATATCTCAGTTATAAGAAAATCTCTTAGACTGTCTTATAGGGGGGGATAAAATAATATTATATTAAAAGGTATGGGTTAGTATAGTACTCTATAAAAGAGTAAAAATGAATATTAAGAATATAATTTATTATACAATTTAAGAGAAATATCTATGTAAAGAATTATTTACTTTTAGTGGTATTGAAGATAAAAGAAGAGACAATTAATGTAAATAATTGAATAACAATTTATTACAAGGATTTGCTATCATTCCCTCAATGATGGGTTATACTTCCCTCAAGTATAACAAATCCTTCCCACAAGGATAATACTTAAAATAAAGTAAAGAAAATTTGTTTTATTACATAGTTATACTTAATTTTGAGTATTAAAAATAAAAAATTATGAGTAAAAAATATAGAGTTAGTGAAAGAACTCAAAAAATAGAAATAATCAACAAAGAAACAGGGGAGATAAATGAAGAAACTTTAACAACACAAAAAGTTTTTAGTTTAGATGTAGACTCAAGTCAATTTTATATGACTTTCTTAGATAATCTGCCAAAATTATGGAAATTAACTAAGGTAGAAAGAAATATACTTGATTTTTTAATGTTACATTGTAAATATGATACCGGAATAGTAACAGTGGCTACTGCTAATAAATTAAGATTTTGTAAAGAAACTGAAATAAGACCATCATCATTTGCAAATTCATTGATTACATTACAAAATAAAGGATTATTATATAAAGGAGAATATAAACAGGAATATGTAATTAGTCCGGATATTATGTGGAAAGGTTCTAATAAGGGAAGAGTTAAAATGTTACATATAATTTTTAAAGCTGAATATGAAAAATGAATAAAATGGAATTTGCTAAATGGTTACTTGATAATAGGTATCAATTAAGAAGAATTGATAAGGAAGGGAGTAAATATGGTAGGAATTTAAATGAATATTATACTCTTGAAGAATTGTTATTAAAATTTGAACAAGAAAAGAATGGTTGGAAATAAAAAAAAGAATTATGGTAAATGAAAAGTATGAAGTTTTGGTAATAAGGAAGAAAAAGAAAATTAAAGTGCTTCTTCCGGGAATTAAAAGAAAGAATATTGTAGTAGTAACTAATATTGAAGAACATTTTACTACTTTTGTAATTAAATTAAAGAAATTTCCTGACTATTATTATGGTAAGGATATTAGGATTGTTTTAGAACCTGTTAAGGTTAAGAAAGTTAAATTAAAAAATGGGATTCTTAATATAACGCTATTATATGATTAAAAAAGTTGATTGGTATATCTATTGGTTGTTACTATGAATTGAATAGGTATATTTGTAATATTATGTAGTTTTGTTTTCTGCATTAATTTTATTAATTGCCTATTCTGACTTCTGAAAGCCTTGTGATTTTATATCATGAGGCTTTTTAATTTGAAATATTAAAATTTATTATTACATTTGTAATGTTAGTTTGGTAATAATTAAATTAAAAAGATTATGATTATTAAAGTTGATGTAGAAGCTGAGCAGTTATTATCCGGTATTATTGATGTTTATGTTAAAACAGTAGGATTAAAAGGTATTCAGGTAGTTAATAAGATTAGTACTCATATTGAAAGAATTGAGGAAGAAAAAGTTGTTAAAAAAGAAGAAGAAAAAAACAAGTAGAATATGGTAATTAGGTATGATACTGATATTAAAACAAAACTACATCTTTTTATTTTTGCTGTATTAAATTCCATGAGAGGATGGGGTTTAAATAATACAGATTTAAAAGTTCTTGCAAGTCTTTATAATAAAGATTTTGAACTTATGAAACAATATCCTGAATATAGTGATAGGATGGTGAAGCTGTTTAGTAAAGAAGGGAAGGAAGATTTAATGAAATCTTCCGGAACTTCTTATTTTGTTTTAGGAAATTCTCTTTCTAAATTAAGAAAAAAGGGTTTTATCAAAGCAAATATGCTTGAAGAGAAATTATTACTTAATTTAGATAAGGATGAATTTAATTTAACAGTAAAAATAAGAAATGAAGGAAGAAATTAAGAAATTATTGGAAAGACATAAAAATAATTATAAATACAGATTAAGTCTTTCACCTATTCTTAGAGAAATTGCTGAAGAAGTAGCAGAAGAAACAGGAGAAAATTTAACTACAGTTTCTACTTTAATTTCAGGTTACTTTGATACACTTGCAATGATACTTGATGATGTAAGTAATTTGAAAGGAGAACCTATGAAAATTGAGAATTTTAAGAGTGTTATGTTTATGTATTTAGGAAAATTCTTGCCTTCTAAAAAGAGGATAAACCAATCTAATAATAGATTTTTGAAATACAGAAATATTACAAAGGAAGAATGGGAAGAGATTAGTAAATTAAAAAGTAAAGAAGATAGAATAAAAAAGATAAAAGAACTACATAAAAAAAGAAAAAATGGTGTTTGATTTAGACAGGTCAGGAAATGTAAAAGTTAATCCTGAATTTCTCTTAATAAAGGAATTTAAAAAATTAGAAGAGAAATATAAGGAACAAACAGCTAAATATTTTGCTTATATTTATTTTAAAAATGATTTTAAATCTCCTTATAGAAGTTCATACGAAGAACCTGAGTTATCTAACATTATTAAAAAAGATATTATTGAAAATATGCAATGGGAGCCTGATAATGTAATTATTAAGGCTGAAAAAAAATATAATGAATTACAAGAAACTAAAACTTTAAAAACTCTGCTTTCTGCAGAGAAAGCACTTTTACAAGTAAGAAAATATTTTGATGAATTTAATCTTGAAGATGTAGAAGAAGATAAAAAACATATAGCAGTAAAAAATTTAATGACTAATTTAAAAGAGGTGGATGATGTAGTTGCTAAAATTGAATCTGCAAGAACAAGAGTAGAGAAAGAATTAACAACAAAAACTTTAACAGGAAAAAAAGTTCTCAGAAAAAGAGAATTACCTAAAAATAAAAGATAACTTTAAAATAAAAATTATGATAAATTTTCAACCTATTGGAAGAGAAATTTTAGTAGAAATTCCTATGATTAGTAAAACTACTGAAAGTGGTGTTATTAAAAGTGAGAAAATGATAGAAGAAGAAAAAAAGAATATGGATAAATTCTTAACAGTACTTGAAGTAGGTAATGAAGTACAACAAATAAAACAAGGAGACAAAATTTATATTACTAATGGTAAACATCCTCAGATTGAATTAGATGGAAAACTTTACGCTATTATTAATGAATTACATGTATTAGGGAAGAAAAAAAAGTAATGTATACAAGAATACTATATATAATAAGTATACTCAGGGAAAATATTCCAAATAGTACTAAAATTTATAGTAATGGTAAATGTTATGAGTTTTATCTTATTTTAAAAAGTATTTTTCCTGACGCCATTGCTTATTATGATGGTAATCATATAATTACAAAAATATGGGAAAAATATTATGATATAAATGGTGAAGTTAATGATATTGATAATTATTTAGAACTTTCTAAACATTATACCGAAAATTTAGACTTTAGAACATGGGCAACTTCTTTAGAGAAAATTGGATAAGTAAAGTTAGAGAAGTGGATGTTGATACTAATCAAGGATACACTTTTGACCGGGTAATGAATAATCTAAATTGTTCTAAAGATGCAAGATATTGGAGAATAATAAAAAAGACAAAAAATTCTAAAGAACCAAAATTCCTTTTTAAAAGTAATGTGGCTGAAAGTTGGGAATTTACTGATCCTAATATTGATAATCCTATAAGAAATACTAATCAAATCTATCTTAAATTTAAAAAGGTTAAAGATTTTATAGCTCCTTCAAATCATTTTAGAAAACATGGATGTTATACATTTGCTCCGGAAGATACTTTAGTATATGAAAGATATTGGGATGATATAGAAGATAAAATAGAAAATGGATTTGTTTATGAAGGAGTTAGAATAACAGGAAGACATTTCTTTACTATTAATTTTGGTAGATTTTTAGCAATTCCTGTAGATGAATTTGGTAAGCCTACATCAAAAAGAAAAGTATGGACATTTCTTAGATTTATTGATATTCAATTTTATATCTTTCATGAATTGGAAGAAGTTATGTTAGATGGTATTTATTCTAACATCAAATCTTACAGAAAATGGTTTCCCACTAAATTAGCTGATGATTATTATGCGCTTACTCCAAAATCCTTTGTAGCATCTAAAGCAAGAAGAAAAGGATGGTCTGCAATAATTGGTACAGGAATTTTTAATTATAATTTTACTTTTAAAGAAGGTAGTACTAATTTTATTGTAGCAGGAGAAAAATCTCATTATGGCCCAATTAGAAAAGCTATTGCTAATACTAAAAGTTTTATTGATAAATATACTCCATGGATTAGAAGAACTGATGTTATAGGCCAAAGGGAACATATGGTAGCATCAGTTAAAATAAAAGATGAATATGGAATTGAAACAGAAGAAGGTTATTTATCAGAATTAAAATATGAAAGTTTTAAGGACAACCCATTTAAAAGTATTGGTGAATCAGCTTATGTTATTAATATTGAAGAACCCGGGAAATTTTCTAATTTATTAGAAGCTTATCCAATTTCTATCCAACCTTTATTAAGAGATGGTGAAACTATTATAGGCAGTTGTATAGTTGGAGGTACAGCAGGAGATTTAGAAGCTGGTGGTTCAGAAGGTATTTATAATATGATGATGGCACCTGAAGCTTATGGATTTAAAGGATATGAAAATATTTATGAAGAAAATCCAAGAGAAGATAAAGTAGGTTTTTTTATAGATGATTTATGGTATAGCCCGGTTAAACTATTAAAATCTGAAATATTACACTATAGCAAATCAAAAAAGACTAAATTATATCTTGAATTATTTAAGTCAAGATATGTAGATACAGTAGATGAATTTGGTAATTCTTATCGCTATTTATCTAAAATTATTCTAAAAGAAAAAAGAAAAATACAAAAAGGTACTTCTATAACTTCTTATCAAAAATTTATAACTCAACAACCTTTATATCTTTCAGAAGCTTTCTTAGTTAATGAAACAAGTCCATTTGAAGTATTAATGGCTAAAGAAGCTTTAGGTATTTTAAAAGCAAGAACAAGAAGAAATTGGGAAAGTGGTTTATTTTATTATGGTAAGGCTAATAAAGTTAAATGGAAAAGAGATTTTGGATTAAATCCTATTATTGAATTTCCACATCATGAAAATGAAGATTTAGCAGGCTGTTGGGTACTTTATCAACATCCTGTAAAAACTAAAGTTATTGATGAAATCTCAGGAGATTATAAAGAAGAAATAATGTCATGGAGATATATTGCAGGTACTGATCCTATTGATTTTGGTACAGAAGAAACAAGTGGTAGTAAAGATAATAAACATTCTCTCGCTGCTACTTATATTATTGATGCTTTAACAAGAAATATTGTAGCTGAATATATTGGTAGACCCAGAACATCTGAAGAATATTTTGAACAACTAATAAGAGGATTAGAATATTATAATGCTATATTATTGTATGAGAATAATTTAAAAGGTCTCTTTTCTTATTTTAAATCTAAAAATAAATTGTATCTTTTAGCATCTGAACCTGATAGTTTAAAAGATAGAACAGGATATAAACCAAATAATAGAATTAAAGGTTTCCATGCAACTAAACAAATTAATTCACACGCAAGAGAATTAATTAATAGGTGGACTTTAGAGGAAGTTATTATAGGACAAGATGAAAATAGTGGAGAAAAAATTATTGAAACAAGAATGTTTACTATCCCATCTATTGGATTATTACAAGAAATTATAGCATGGAACAATAGAGGTAATTATGACAGGATTAGTGGTTTAGGTGCTGCAATGCTTCTTCTGTTTGATAGAGATTATGAAGAAGAGGTAGAAATGTCTTCTTCACAGAGTGTATTAAATGATGGTATTTTTAGAAGAATACGGAATAGGACTAAAAAAGAAAATCCATTTTTAAATTTTATGAAATAATGAAAAAGTCAAGTTCAAAAATAATATTAGGTGATGATAAGGATACTTATGTAGGTTCATTACCAAATCAAAGAATTAGTAGAAAAGCTAAGCAATCAAAAAGATGGCAAAGAGAAACTATTGATTTCTTTATAAATAATAGAGGTGAACATTATAATCATAGAAAAACTCCGGAAGAAATTAGAGATAATTGGGATTTTTATAATACTTATCTTTCACCTTCAGAAATTAAGAAACATCTCGATCCTTTAAATGTTGAAGATAGTCTCATAGATGATGAAATTACTGCATTTGATTTTTATGATATTCTTCAACAACCTTTTGATACTTTATTTGGTGAAGAATTAAAAAGAGATAGTGAAGTAAGAGCTTATGCAGTTAATCCAAATATAATCAATGAAAAAGACAGAATTTTTAAAAAGAAAATTATTGATTATATGACTAAATTAGCTGAGCAGGAAAGTATTAATCCTGAAGAAGTTAAAACTAAATTACAAGAATTTGATGATTGGAGAAAACATGATTTACAGACTGTTCATGAAGAAATGGCAAATAATATTCTCACTGCTATAAAAAATGACAGTAATCTTAATCTTAAATTCAAGTTTAATAAGAATTTTAAAAATTATGAAATTACAGGAGAAGAAATTTATCGTATAGGACATATTGGAAAAGAATTATCAATTACACCTGTAATTAGTGAAAATTTTTATGTTTTAGGTATGGGTGATTCTGAATGGATCCATGATGGATATGCATGGATTGAAATTGATTATATGAATGCCCATAAAGTTATTGAAGAATTTGCAGATGAGTTGACAAATGCAGAAATTGATAGAATTTTAAGAGAAAGTAATACAGGTGAAGAAAGTTGGTTATCTCCACCAAGTCAAATAGCTGTAATTAATCCTGATACTCATCCTGAATTATTTGACCCAAACAATCCAAGCAAAACTACTTTTAAAATGTCAGATTCTGATTTAGGATTAATTCCTTTAACTGATGATGACGATAGTTTTGTAGATGAAAATGGAAATGTTAAAGTATATAGAATACAATGGTTATCTCTCCGTGAATTAGGTATTCTTACTTATTATGATGAAGAAGGATATGAACAGAAAAAATGGGTAGATGAATACTATCCGGTTAATCCAAATGCTAATGAAAAGATAAAATGGATTTGGGTTAATGAATTAATGGAAGGATGTAGAATTGGTACTGATATATATAAAAAAGTAAGAATTAGTCCTATTCAAATGAGAAGTCAATTAAATCCTTCTATTGTAAGACCTACCTATGTTGGATTTGTGAGTAAAGAAAAATGTAGAATTGATAAGTTAAAGCCTTATCAAAGAATGTATAATATCTTTGCAAATAAATTAATTACACTTTGGACTCAGAATTTAGGTAGAGTAGCAAGAGTAGATGTTAGTAAAATACCTTCAGAAATGGATACTGATGAATGGTATCTCTGGTTAAAAAGGTTCAAATTAATGTTTGAAAATTCTTTTGAAGAAGGTAAAAAAGGTGCAGCTAAAGGGATGTTAGCAGGAAATATGCAACAATCTGCAGTAGCTATTGATTTATCTCTTGCTGATGAAATTAATCAAACTATTCAAATGTTAAATTGGATTGAACAAATAGTAAATAAAATTGCTGCAGTACCTGAACCAAGACAGGGTAATATGACAGGAAGAGAAGGATTAGGGGTATCTCAACAGGCTATTGTACAATCATCACATCAAACCGAATTTGATTTCTTTATTCATGATATTGTTAAAAGTAAAGTATTTGAAATTGCTATTGAGTATATAAAAGTATTATGGAAAGGTGATACTGCAAAAAGACAATATCTTTTAGATGATTTATCTTCTCACATTATTGATATAAATGGTGCTATTCTTAATGAAAGTGAGTATGGTATTATAATTACTAATAGTAGTAAACTTAATGAGATGTTTATGAATTTACGTAATCTTTCTCATGCAGCATTACAAACAGGTATTGCCACATTATCTGATATTGCAAGATTATCTATGAGTAGTTCTCCTTCAGAAATGTTAAGAAAATTAGAAGAAGCTGAAGATAAAAGGCAAAAGCAACAATTAGAACAATCTAAAATGCAACAAGAATCTCAGGCTCAACAATTACAAGCTCAACAACAATTAGAACAAATGAAACATCAGTTTGATATGGATAAGTTACATACTGAATGGAAATATAAATTTAAAGAAAAAGAGCTTGAGTTATTTATGAAACAACAACAATTAATTACAGATACTAATAATAATGGTATACAAGATGTAGTTGAAATAGAAAAAGAACAATTAAAAGCTGAAACTCAGAAATTCATGTTAGAAGAAAAGTTAAAACAAGAGAAAGAATTGAAAGAAAAGGAATTTAAGAATAAAATAGAATTAGAAAAAATGAAAAAAGATAAAAAGAATTAGCTATATATAAGCTAAAAAGAATAGTGTGTTTTTAATAGAGTTGTTTTTAATAAAAAAAATTTAAAACTTTGTAATATGGCAAATAATTTAGAATTAAATGATTTCATAGAAGTAGATGAGACTGAATTGGCTGGTGGTATTGACGTATCAAAACTACAAGAAGATACTGAAACTCCGGAAGAAACTCCTATGGAACAAAACAAAACTAATCCAACATTAGAAAATGCTCCGGAATTAGAAGTAGATGATACGGAGATAACTAATGTGGGAAATAATGAAATTGAAAAAATTGATGAAGATGTTAATCCTTTTCAAGCTTTTTCTGTACTACTTAAAGAAAAGGGTGTTATTCCTGACGTACCTGAAGAAGAATTATCTAAAATTAATGATGCTGAATCTATTGTAAATTTGTTGAATAAACAATTACAAGATATTAGTACATCATGGCAAGAACAGTATAAAAAAAGTTTATTGGATAATTTAATAAAGGATGGTTTAGTTAAACCTGAACAAGTAACAGTACAGAAATTAAAAAGGTATAGTGAAGATGAAATAAGGAGTGATGAAGAAAAAGCCAAAGCAACTATAAAAGAATTTTATCAGGCTAAGGGAATACCTGATAGTCAGATAGAAACAATATTAGATGCTCTTCTTGATGTTAATGAAGAAGCTTTAAAACTACTTCCTATCTTAGAAGAAGAAGATAAAAAGAAGGAAGAAGAAATTGCAAGAAAAATAAAGGAAAAAGAAGAAGCTCAACAAAAACAATTTCAAACTTTTAATGAAAGATTAAAAGAATCTGCTTTTAAATATGAAGAATTTATTCCGGGTAGAAAACTAAATGAAGATGATAAGACAGATGCTTATCAACGAATACCACAAGTTTTAGAAAAAATTAATCAGGATTTAATTAAATATGCACCTGTTTTAGCTTATTTAGATAAGTATGGTATTTTAGATGGTAAAATGGATACTATTTTAAAAGAAGCAGAAACTAAAACTGTGAATAAGTTCTCAGAAATTTTAACTAATAAAAAAAGAAGCAGCTCTTCAAGAGGTAAATCAGTAACAAGTAGATATAATACAGATATGCCTCAAATTTATAAATAGGAAATACATAAATAAATATAATTATGGCAAAGGTTAGAGAAAATCAAATATTTGAAGGTACGCAATGGCATGATTTTACAGATAAAAATCATCTTATTGCAGCCTATGATTATGATCCGGTACAAATTTTCAACAGATTAGAAAGAGTATTGGATGTTAATTTAGGTGAAAATTTTGTTTCTATGATAATGAAACATGGTATTCACTATATTGATAAAGATAAGGATGTCTATGAATGGTACTTGGAAAATACTCATGCAGAGAATTATGAACTGTATGGTGTTTATGAGGATGTACTAATGCAAAGACCTGCAGGATCTACTCCTGGATTAAGATTAGGTGCTAATGGAGCAGAATTTTATATGTTGTTTCAAGATAAACCATTTGGAGTAAATGAAATAATTGTAGGTATGAAGCCTGATTTGTACAGACTTTGGATTAGTGATGATCCAATTAATGTTGGAGCAGACAGATGGCTGTATAAAGTACAACTAATTACAAGTAATGAAACTGACTTTATTCCTCTTACAGAAGTTTATGAAGGAAGTAGATGGTCAAGTGATGGTGGATTGACAGTAGATCAAATGTCTTATACTGGTTTTGGACCTGATTTTAGAAGTCATTCAATGCTAAGAAATCACTTGTCTCAATTCCGTATGAAGCATAAAATTCCGGGTAATATGTTTGATGTTAAGCCAATGTATTTCTTTATTAGAGAAAATGGTAAAACTCAAAAATTATGGCTTACTAATGTAGAATATGAGTTCTTGAAAAAAGCAAGATGGACTGCTGCAAGTATTATAATGAATGGACAAAGTAATGTTAAATCAGATGGAACTATTACTAATATTGATAAAAATGGTTTCACTGCAACTACAGGTTCAGGATTTAAAGAACAATGGCTTACTACTAATAAGCATACATGGAATACTGTACCTGATTTAGATTTCTTAAATGAAATTGCCCTTGATGCAGTAGTTGGTAAAGTTGCTTGGGAAAATAGAAAAATGGTTATTAAAGCAGGTGAGTATGGTTTAACAGCCCTTGCTAACATGGTAACTTCTAAATATGGTGGTTCTGCATGGGCACCTTGGGCAGGAGATGCTACAGGAAGAGCCTTTACATGGTCAGGTAATGAAGTAAAAGTTAAAACAGGACAAGTAATGGGTGTAGCTACAATTAATGGAATTGAGTTTTCATTTGTAATTGATCCTTCTAAAGATGATTTAAAGAGAAATAAAGTTATGCATCCATTAGGTGGTCCGGCAAGTTCTTATGAATATGATATTATTGGATTTGGAACTAAAGATGAAAAATCTAATATGCAAATTGTTCGTAGAAAAGGTGAAACTCCTATTTGGGGTGTAGAAGAAGGTATGCGTGGTTTCTATTCTGAAAAAGGTTCATTCTGGAATCCTAAGAGATTATCAACAGCAGTAGATGCTTCTACTATTCATTATTTTGAACCTGGTATTGGTGCTATTGTTTGGGATCCAACTAAAATTGTGAGATATTATCCTGAGATTACACAGGTTTAATCCTTTCATATATTTTTCAAAATCTGGATACTTTTTTAGTATCCGGATTTTTATAGGAATAGTTAATTAATAAAAATAAAATCATGGCAGAAGTATTAGAAAAAACAAAGAAAAGATTGAAAAATCCACTATTAAATAAAAAAGTACAAATTGCTCTTGTAAAGCAAGCTCCTTCAGCTTTATATAAAGATGAAAGTCAAGCTACTTTATTAACAGGTGCAAGTAAGGATTTTTCTTGTCCGGTGGACCAATATGGTAATTTAATAGATCCTTTAGAAGATTGGGAAAGAGATTATTTGGAAAAATTATTAGGTATTAATTTGAGCGTTCATGTCGTAAATACTCCTGATAATCCACATGCTAATTTTTGGACTACCAAAAAAGCTAAAGTAATTCTAAGAAAAACTACAAGAAATATTGAAAGTGCAACAATAACTTTAGATTTATCAGATCCTTTTCAATTTATTTTATATAAAATTGCACTAATTAATCCGAGAGTTGCTAAATCATGGGATGAAAGATATGAGAAAGGTAAAGGATATGAATTTGTGATTAAAGATGAAGATGCTGAAATAGTAGAGCAATTAGGTAAGATTGAAATTGAAGATACTGTAAATGAATATCTGTTAAAGATTAAAAAGAATAAGAAAAAATTATTTAATCTTTTAAGAATTTATGGTGGTAGTGATTCTAAAGGATTAGTAACATGGGATATGAGTCTGGAAGAATTATATCTTAAAGCTAAAAAGCTTACAAAAAATAAATATAATTTAGAGAAACTTCATAAGATTATCACATTAGGTGAAAAAGATATGGAAGATTTAACTTTTATAGCTGATGCAGTATCTTGTGGAATGATCGAAAAAAAGGGTATTTTTTACTATTTAATGGGTGGTGAAAAGATAGGTGCTTCTATGAGAGATGCTGCTGATTTCTTAAATAAGAAAATTAATCAGCCTGTTAAATTAAAAATTAACACAGCAATTGAAGATTATTATAACAATAAAAAATAAGTATTATGCAAGCTAATGAAATGAGGGCTAAATTTCTATTAGGTTATGAAGCTGCAAGACTTTCCAATAGAACTTTTAATGATAGAGAAATTGAAGATTTTCTTAATAAAGCTCAATTGGAATTTGTAAAAGAAAGAGCAGCTCCATGGAAAAATAGACCTCAACTTGGATTTGGACAACATCCTATTAGAAATGCTGAATTAGCAGGCTTGCTTACAGCTACTCAATCAGTACCAAGAGAAAATTTTATTTTAGGTAATGAATTGAATGGTGCATTAAAAGGTCCAGACTTGGATAAAGCAGATCAACCTGAAGATATATATGGTATTTTTGTTGGAATGCCTGATGAAGTACTATATCCAATTATTGAAACTTGTGAAACTCAAAAAGGATTAATAGTTAAAACTAATACTCCTGTTAAAGAAGTTACTTTAGATGAATATAGATCAGGTATTTTTGATGATTATGCAAAACCTTATGATAATTTAGTTTGGTCAATGGATTGGGGTAGTTATACTACAAGTATTCCTGATGATGCATTAACAGGTAATGGTGTTTATACACCTTCTCAAAAAGAATATTCAAGTAGTGGAACAGGATATAATATGCAAGGTGTAAATTATAATGGTGACATTATTGTAATTAATACTAATAGATCAAGATATTTAATTCCGGGTAAAGGGTGGAAAATTTTAAAATATATTATTTTTTATATTAAATATCCAAGAGATATTCATATTGATGTTCAAACTCCATCTATACAAATACATTGTGAATTACCTGATTTTGTACACCAGGATATTGTTGATAAAGCTGTAAAATTAGCTTCTGCTGCTATTGTACCTGAACAAGGTAAATATCAGGTAAATCAAATAGAAAGTAAAGAAGATGAATAAAAACTAAATACTATGACTGATAAAGAAAAAATTGACATGTTAAAAGGCGTTCCTTCAGGAATGAGAAGTGCCTTTTTGAAATTAATACAATATATTGATTTCCAAATTGAAGAAAAAGTAGCTAAATCCCAATCAAAGGATAACTACAAAAATTATAAAAAGACTAAAAAATAAATTTAATAAATACTAATGTTATGGACGTAAGAGATATTAATAATACATTTATTGCTGCTGATTGCGCAAGAACTAATGGTACAGACACTATTGATGGAGTTGCTGTAACAGGTGTTCAGATACATGCTGATAAAGATGATGCAGGTGCCGCAGCTACTACTTATTATGGTGCAGGAGAATTAGTTGTCACTGATACTTCAGGAAGAGTACTTAATGCTACTACTGCTGTAAAAGCCGTTGAAGCAATTGTAATTCACCAAAGAAGTGCAGATGGTACTTCACATTTTACTTCTCCGGCTATTAAAGGTGCTAATATTACTTCTTATTCACTTATTCCTTATAAAGCTCCTGTTGAGCAAGTTGCTTCTATTTCAGCAATTGATGCAACTAAAACTGATTTTAATTATATGATTAAGATTAGGAAATTAGGTAGTGATGTAAGTAGAATGCAGGAAAGTACTGTAAAAACAGCTTATTTTAAAACTTCAACTGCGGGTAATACTGCTACTGAAATTTTAACAGGACTTGCTGATTATATTAATCGTAATTGGAATGATGATTTATTAGTTCCTGTTAAAGCAAGTGTAATTGGTGCAGGAAGTGATGAGTTACTAATTGAAGCTCTTCCTTATGAATATGAGCCTTATAAATTTAAGTATGAGAAATTAAATTTTGCTGTTGAATTAGTTAATTTTGACGCTACAGTACAAACTAATTTAGGTCAATCATTTACTGATGGTGCAAGTACAACTCATGCAATTGCTACAAAAGGAGCAGGTAATTATGAACAAGTTAGTGATTTAGAACTTTTTGGTAAATTATATACCGGTGCTAATAAAGATGTAACTTCTCCGGGATTTAAACGTACTATTGTTCCTTTAGATGTAGTTACAGGAGCAACTTATGATACACTTGTTATCGGGTGGGTAAATAAACAAGGTGATTTTTCACAAAATGTACGCCAAGAAGGAAATTTAACTATTTTCTTACCAACAGCAAATAATGGTACTAATCAAGTTATTGATATTGTTAATACACTTGATAACTATATTGTAACAGAATATGGTGTTGGTGTAGCACAAGCTGGAAATCTTTCTTAGTTCTCTCTATATCATAAATTTCAGGGAAAGCTATTTATTTAGCTTTCTCTTCTTTTTATTTTTTTAATTTTATTAAACATGGATAAATGCAATACTTTTATAAAGACAACAATGATTTATTCCATGTTGGTAATGAAATATTGCCTTCAGGGAAGTATTCCTTAAAAATTCAAAAAAGTAATTCTATTGTATCTTTAGTGTCCTTGGATGGAGAAGAAGTTATAATGGCACCAATAGAAGTTACTAAATTATTAAGAGAGAATGGAAGTTCTTACAATGATTTGGATACTTTTTTGAATGAAAATGGGGATTTTTTTACTAGCGGATTAGCAGCCCTATCCGCTTTAGAAATTAGAGTTGCCTATATAGAGGACACAGAAACAAAAGTACTTTATTATGAAGAAATTGATGGTGGACAAATTAGCGGACAAATCAGCATTCCGACAAATACACAAATCCTCTTTAACCAATGGCAAAATGGTGTTGATGCAGTTGTTACATCTATTGAAGGTGGTGTACCAACATATCAAGACACAGGCATTGACGTACTTTCTCTTGATAGTAGTGGTAATTATACATTATCAGGAACTCTCCCAACTAATCCGGCAGCTTTTATATTCTATCTTTCAGTTCCACTTATAGAACTTCAGAATTTAGATAAAAATAAAATAATAGATCAATATTTATTAGTTTCTGCAAACTCAGAATCACTTGAAAATGTTATTTCAGTAGCTTTATCAGGTGGAGATTATACATCAATTAAAGAAGCTGTTGATTCTATTCCTACAGGTGTAAGAACTACCATTAGAGTTGCTCCCGGTACCTACACAGAAAATAATCCTATCACAGTACCTCAATATTGTACAATAGAAGGAATAGGAAAAGATAAAGTAAGAGTTGAAGCTGCTAATGTTAATAATCATCTTTTTATTCTTGAAACAGGTGTTTTAGAACTTAAAAATTTAATTTTTCTTAATGTAACAGGTGCAGGAGCTTATGCAGTATATAAAGATACAAGTAATTCAGTTCCTATAAAAATTACAGATTGTTTATTTTCTCTTAATGCTAATGGTCTTTTACTTAATAATTCGGGAGGAAAAATATCATTAGTTAATTGTGGATATTACACAAACAGTAGTGTTACTATTGATAATTTATTTACTGTTTCAGCAGGTGTTCTCTATATTAATGGATTTAGCACTTTTGATTTTGTAAATAGAGTTAATAATTTATTTGTATCAAATGGTTCTGATGCAGTATTAGTAATTAATAATACTACAGTTTTAAATTCTAATATTGGTACCATAGCAAGATTGGAAAATGGTGGAAATTTAACAGCAAGTACTTGTTTTTGGAATGATGCAGAATATGGAATTTATATAGGAGAAGGAGATACTGAAGTTGATGTTAATAATCTTTCTATGAAAAGAAATAATATTGGACTTCATGTAGCTTATTCTACAACTACTAATCCTCTATTATCTCTTTTTTCAACTGTTATTTTAGATAGTTCTATTTTTAATATCGATATAAATAACGTAAATACAATAATTACAGGTAATGGTAGTACTCAAAGTAATAAGATGAGATTAATAGGTGGAGTAAAATTATTTGCTTCATTTATTGATATTATTCCCTATGATGAAGGATTAAATGTATTTGGTGAATTACATGTAGGTACTCCATTTTATCCTACTGAGAGTTGTTTAGGTGAAGGTGATAGTTATTCTGATCAAATGCTTATATATGAATGGGATGGTACTAATTGGACTAATGTTACTGATTTAGTAAAAACTATAGATGGTACCAGTTATACTTTATCTAATGGAAATATAGATAGTGCAGTTTATATGGCTTCTACATATAGAGATAAGTATAATCAGTTTATTAAGCATTTTGGAGTCAAAATGAATATATCATCTCTTGGAAATAATACAAATGATATTGAAGTTACAGGAACTTGCAGCCCGGATGTTACAGGTGGGTATAATGATAGATTAAGTGACTTTAATGGAAATAAAGTATATATAAGAAGAGATAGTGCGTATTATATTTTCTTTATGCAAAGTTACTGGTGCATCAATGATTTACCGCCTGAACAGACAGATAATTATTTTAATAGCAAATTTATCGCTGCAAAATTAGAAACAACTTACTCTCCGGTAGGAAGCAGTACTGGAAACCCTATTGTTCAGATTACAAGTATTAATACAACGCCAAAAATAATTATAGAATATTATAATTCCGAAAGTGCTGCATGGGAAGAAGTAACATTTATGAACAGTGATAGTGATAGTCCTTATGTAAGTTATGCGAATCATCCAATAAGTACAACAGGCAGTCATCAAGTAAGATATAATTACGGATTGCGTGATGCATCTTGGGGTAAAAATGACCCTATGGGATTAGGTGTTAATTATTATTGGATAAGATGGAGAATTATTAGTCAAATAGAACCATCATCAATTGATCAGATTAAAATACATTCTAATAGAATGGAAGTTAATAGTGATGGATGGGTAGAGTATTTTGGAACGTCAAGACCAATAGGCTTATTACCTTGGTTCTTTAATTTAGCAATCGCAAGTACAAATAGTCCTGCTAATGCTGATATTTTCCTTTCAGATAAATTGCATAGAGGTGGGAAAGAAAATAGATTTCAAACAGGAGTTACTGATAGTACAGGATTTAGCAGCGCAATCCCATTAGACTGCGATACATCAACACCTATATTGATTAAGTTTTCATATTTCTTTAACGGTGCAACACAAGGGATTGCAGATTTTACAATTAGATGGGGATTTGCAAAAGAAGGAGATAATATTTATACAGGTACAGCAGGTGCTCCACCTACATGGACTAATGAAAAATCAAAACAGATTAGTTTAAATTTTGATGAAAATAATAAATTTCATTGGTTTGAATTTTATCTTGATATATCAGACATGTTGCCGAGGCGGGTTGCTAATTTTCCGGATGTATTTTTTGTAAACATAGAGAGGGATGGCTCAAATGATACACTTGACGGTGATGTTGTAATCCCTGAAATTTTAGCTTATTACTTAAAATGGAATAATGGAGGTCATATCTAAATGAGTAAAAAAGAAAAGAATTATATTAAATTAATAATATTTTTTATTATATTTAGCGTATTAGTAATTTTAGTAAATTGTTACACTACTATTGAGATTAAAAGAACAAATGATATTGACATAACAATTAAGTCTAAAAAACATCATAGAGATAGTCTTGATGTAGATACATTATATCAATACAGAAAACATAAAGATAAAAGAAAATGAATATAGATTTCTTCATAAATGTTATTGATAAGAAAACTCTAAAAGTATATGATATTAGTGATACTACTATGTCATTACCTGCAGAAATTCACACAATGACTTTAGATATTTTCTCTTCAAAATTACCAAATGGGAAAATTCCAAATAAATTAGATGTAATTAATTATATTAGAATGCACAGAGTGCAAAATGAATTATTTACAGTAACAAGTGATGTTTTAGGATTAGCTGCTGATTTACCAATTCCTGATGGTGTATATCATTATTATTATGCATTAAATAATTCTATCATAAGAGAACACACTTTCTTATTCTATGCAACTGTAGAAGAGGAAATAAATAAATTGGTAAAAGAAGTTAATTATAATGTAGAAATAGGAGATTATGATTATGAATTTGTAGGAGATTATTCTCAAGATGATTTGGAAAGAATAAGACTTGCAGTATCACTTTTTAATGAAATTGAATCTATTGCACAAGCACCTGATGAAGTAAAAGCAAATGACACTTTAGATAAATTACAAAGATTATTAGAAATTATAAAACAAAAATAAGTTATGGGAAATACATTGTTCACACATAATGGAATTATAAGATTTTATGATGGTACTATTATAGCCATTGAAAGTCAAGAATATAGTCCTGACGGAATACATTTCTGGGAAAAAACATTTAATCCTGAACCACATATATCAACTATTGATGGAGTTACTCTTATAGAAGGACATAAATATAAAAGAGTAAAACATAGTGGTGATACTGAATGGCAATTACCTTATAAGATAGTTGCTGAAACACCGGAATTTCAAGTTAATGATTTAATCTTACAATGGAAATTTGAAGATGAAGAAGAATGGAAAGATTTAATTAATCTTGAAGAATTAAAAGGTGATAAAGGTGATACAGGTGAAAAAGGTATTCCGGGAGAAGGATTTCATATTGATATTTATGGATATTTTGCTGATAGACCTGATTGCTCTAATCAATTAGATAACAGTAATTGTAATACTTGTAATGACACTGCAAATACTACTAATAATGCTGTTACTTATTTATCTTTAGGAGATGGTGAGTTAATTCTTACTGCTGATATAATATCAAATGGTTCAGTAGTAGTAGGTGGAAATACTTTTACTCATTTTAGTAATAATCTTACCGGATGGACTTCTATAAGTAATGGTATAGTAGGTTTAAGAGCAAGATATTTAGCTACTGATGCTACAGGTGCTGTTTATACTGATATGAGAGATGAAAATTTCTATGGTAGTAGAGGTATAGTTTATGTTTGTGCAGATGGAAAATGGATTGTTCTTACTAATATTGCAACTCCTTCTTATATGGTAGGAGAAACTTTAGGTAGTGATAATATTGGATATTTAGATCATTTTACTACTACAGGAACAGGATTAGATAATACTATAACTTTAGAAAATGGTATTTTAAAAGTTATTGAACAAAGTTTAGATGAAAATGCTTTGCAACAAAGTATAGTTAGTGATGGACTTTTAATTCCTAATCCCGGAGATAAAATTCAAGTAAATGTTTCAGATTTTGCAGGATTTGGATTGCAAAGTTATACTTCTAATACAGATGGTTTTGATAATCTTCAAGTATTGGTAGATTCACTTATTAATGATGGTTTAGCAGTATTTGGTGAAGTTTCTATAGATGGTGAAACAAGAAATACTGCAATTGTTAATGTAAATGATTTAATTAACCAAAATTCATTCTTAATATCAAATACTGAGACTGATAATTTTGATGATTTATATGTTAATATTGGAAATGGGCTAATGAGTGATGGTGGTAATCCTGCTGCTATTACTATTAGAACTGATGAATTATCTCTTACTGTAGATGCTACTAATTTAAGAGTAATGCCTTATGATAATAATGCTGCACAAGGTATTAAAAGAGAGCATCTTAATCCTGATTTTGTAAGACCTAATTATGGATTGGAATTTGATACTAATCTTGGATTATTTGCGAGAGTAGATACACAAGAATTTACTATTGGAATTAATGGAGTTGGGGAATTATATATTCCTGATAATGCAATAATAGGTTCAAAACTTAATGATAATGTAGCTGATAATACAAGAGGTATTGAAGTGCTTAATGATATGTTATCAGTTAAAGTAGATGGAATTACTATTGATTATAATGGTTCAGGAGAATTAGAAGTTCTTCCAACATCTCTTCAAATGGTAACAAGTATTCTTCCTTTTGATAATGGTAGTCAATTAGATGCTGTAAGAGATGATGTGCAACTTCATATTAATGAGGGAGAAGGTATTGAAACAGTATTTACTTCAGATGGAAGTGCTAACATTCTCACTCTTAATATTGCTTTTGATACGGCATGGGGTGATGCAAGATACCAACCTATTGGTACAAGTACTACTGTATATTGGAATGACCTTGCAAGAACTAATTCAGATCCAACAACTATTGAGCAATATATTTCAGGATTAAATCATTTAATTGAAAATAATCTTTATGGAAATATGAAAGTAGTTAATGGTACAGGATTAATTATAGTTGCAAGTAGTGGAGAGCAATATAGACTTATTGTAGATGCTAATGGAAACTTAGATACTGAACTTTATACTAATTAATTATGGAGATTTTAGTTAAAAAAGATACTCAAAATCCATCAGGTAAAATACCTTTATTAAATTTGATTAAAGAATTTAAGAAAGTTTTAAAGGATGATTTTAAAGTAATTATTGAATTAAAAAAAGAAATAGAAGATTTAAGAACTCAATATAATTCATTAAAAGACGAATTTAATACAATACAAAAAATAATGAATAAAAAATATATTGATTTAACTTCAGCTTCTTCTATTGAAAAAAATGAAAAAATTCCAAATGGTGTAATTTATTTTAACTCAAGAAAAAAAGAACTTAGAGTTAAAATGAATAATACTTGGAAAACTATTGTTTTAAAATAAAATGTTATGAGTTACGGATATAAAGATAACTACCCTTCTAATATAGAAGCTCCTCAAAGAGTAAAATTTCAATATTCCCATGATATTAAATGGGATTGGGAATCCGGAGTATATCCAATTGGAGCTGAACATGAAGGATTTGATTGGGAAGATAATTATATACCGGTAGAACATTATATTAATAAAGGTAAAGTTGGTCCACATGTTTGGATGAGAGTATCTGTAGGTAATAGTCAGGATTGGACTTTACCTATAAGATTAAGTGTATCTGTTACTAATATTACTCATACAGAAGCTATCTATGATGAAAGTAATGGAATGGTTAGTTTCTACATTGTTTATACTCTTGCAGATGGTACACAAGTTAAAAGTGATTTGATTCAATTTCCTTATGGTAAAGATGGAAGAGGTATTTCTAAAACTGAAATAATTAATGATGATTTATATATTACTTATACTGATGGTGTAAGAGAAAATTTAGGTAAAGTTGTTGGAGAAGATGGAACTGGAATACCTATGCCTGCACCTGATTATCAATATTTAAGTATCATTTCAGGTACAACTGTATGGAGAGAACCTATTTTAATGTTAAATGAGAATTTATCAGCTACTAATCCAATTGAATATAATAACGGAGTAATTTCTCATAATACTGATGATGGAAATAGACATATTCCAACAGGTGGTATAGATGGAGATTTTTTAACAACTGATGGATTAGGAAATTATTCATGGTCTCAACCAACATTAGTTACTGATTTTATTTCATTAACTGACACCCCATCTGATTATACAGGAAATGCCGGTAGAATAGTAAATGTAAATTCATCTGAAGATGGTTTAGTATTTTCTGAAAATAATTTCTTATCCTTAACAGATACACCTACAGATTATACAGGACATGCAAATAAATTAGTCGTAGTTAATTCTATAGAAAATGGATTAGAATTTATTGATAAACCAACTGTATATGATACTTTCTTATCATTAACTGATACTCCCGCAGATTATACAGGAGATTCAGGAAAATTTGTAATGGTTAATAGTTCTGAAGATGGACTTATTACAGAATATCCAAGATGGGATGTAGTATTATATTCAGGAAATGATTATCAATTAATAGCAAATCCAAATTATCCTGAAGATATAGTAGGTATTAAAATAGAAAATGATACAGATCTTTATATACATAATGTTTTAAAAGCTACTAATAGTGATGCATCAACTCATGTACAATTAAAATCTGATAATTTTCATTCTTCAGAAACTAATGCTGATATATTAGATATAGCCAGGCATGGTTCTACAGCAACACATGTTGAAAGTAGATTTAAAGGAAATGCTACTATAATGAATGATACCAAAATGTATTTTGGTAGTGATGAAGGGATAATTTTTATGACACAAGGAACATTGGATGCTGTAGATCCAATGAAGGAAAGATTAGAATTAACTCAAGATGGTTTATTAAAAAGTTTAGTAACAAATTATGAAACTTTAATTATTAATGATAATGATATTCCAAATAAAAAGT